ATGCGTGTGTCATTCGAGAAGGCGCCCTTGGCGCGGTTGTTCCTGGCTCAGGCGCTGTACTGGTCCTGCGCGATCATGGGCGTCATTCTGAACGCCGTGGCCGGCCTTGAGCTGGCCGGAACGGCAACGTTGGCTACCTTGCCGCTGGGTCTGATGGCGCTGGGTTACCTGGCGAGCGTCCAGCCCCTGGCGCGGCTGATGCAGCGTCGCGGGCGTCGGCTCGGCTTCATGCTGGGCTCGCTCGCCGGTATTGGCGCCGGCTTGGCTGCGGCGCTGGCCTTGCAGCTGAGCAGCTTCATTCTGTTCTGCCTGAGCATGTTGGTGTTCGGTATCTACCAGGCGTCGGCCATGTTCTATCGCTTCGCCGCCGTCGAGGCGGTGCCCGAGGCGTTTCGGGGCCGTGCTACGGCCTGGGTGATCAGTGGCGGGGTGATGGCGGCGCTGTGCGCGCCGGGGCTCGCTGGCTTCAGCCAGGGCGTATTGGCGACGCCGTTCGTGGCCAGCTACCTGTTGTTGGCGATGCTCGCCGTGTTGGGCCTGCTGGTGCTGGCCGGGCTTGCCGAGCCGAGCCGAGGCCAGGCACCAAGCGCGACGGGCGCCGCGCCAGGCTACCGGGAACTGCTCAAACGACCAGCCGTGCGTGCCGCGATCGTGACCACCGCGGTGGGTCATGGCCTGATGATCCTGGTGATGAACGCAACACCGCTGGCGATGCATGGCCACGGCATGAGCGTCGAGGCCAGTGCCGAGGTGATTCGTTGGCACGTGCTGGGCATGTTCCTGCCGGCTTTCGTCGCCGGGCCGCTGATCGACCGCCTGGGCGGGCGTCGGGTCGCGGTAATCGGCGCCGTGACCATGGCGGCCAGTGCGCTGGTTGCCCTGAGTGGCAACGAACACGGCGCCTTTCTGTTGAGCAGTTGTCTGCTGGGGGTGGCCTGGAACCTGATGCTGGTCGCCGGGACGACCTTGCTCGGCAGCGGTCACGACGCGAGCGAGCGCGCCAGCGCACAGGGCCTGATGGAGCTGCTCAACGGCGGCGCAGCGACGGCCATGTCATTCGCCTCGGGGGCGCTGATCGCCAGCGTCGGCTGGAGTGCGGTCAATCTGGGCGTGCTGCCTTTGATCATCTGGGTGCTGGCGCTGCAGATCCGTGGCCGGCAGGCTCAGCAGCGCGCAGTGGCGTAAGCGAATATCGATGGCGATCGTCTCGGCCATGCGGTGGATTTCACGGCACGGCCGAGGTGCCGGAGATGCTGGCAGGACGAAAGCCGGATGACTCGGCCTGACCTCCGGATGTCTGACTTCGCATAATGGGTAACGTTACGTTTAATCGGCTCCGGACAATGCTATAAGCTCCGGGGCCGATTTAATGTAACGTTGATTATGCGCTGCGCCGTCGATCTCGAATCCCATTTCATCAAGACCGCCGAACTCTACGCCCCAGGGCGCAAGGGTTCTGACGCGGTTTCGTGGATCCTCGACGACTATCCCCGGCTTGTTGCTGAGATCCGTGATCTGCGCCGCCGGGTAGCGCACCTGGATCAAGAGGGCGCCGCCCTCGACGCCCGTATAGCAGCCCTGCAGGATGCCTGCCGGGCTATTTTGGAGTTATGAGGCCGTGCTGCTCGATGACTTGTAGCGTGGCACCTACGAACCTCCACAGTGCGTCCATATCGCTTAGCTCGCCACTTTTCCTTCGGTCCTCCATCTGGTTGTGGTGTGCCAAGATCGTCTTTAGCGGTGCGTCGTCTCGATGTTTTCTCAGGCCTTTCACTGGATTAGCGTAACGTGACTCTAATTCCTTTTCCAGCTCCGCAACTCGCGCATTCGCGCGCTCCAGCTCCACCAGCAGCTTCCGCACTTCTTGATCCAGTGCCTGGACGGTCTGGTGATCTGCTGTTGGTTTTTGGTCACGTAACCGTTTTTGGCGCTCGCGGTAGGCGCGCTGCCGTTCGGCGTTGCTCATGGCTTGGCCGGTCGCCGGGCGGCCTCGGCGTTTGGGCTGCGGCCTGAGGAACTCGTCCTGTAGGTCGATCGGCAGGGTCTGTTTGTCGTTGGCTTCGATCATTTTGCCCATCCTCGGATCCGCTTGGCGTCTGCCAGTTGTGCATGGGCGGTTTTCAGCATCGTCTTGTTTTTCTCGCCCCGCCGAACTTGTTCAATGATGGCGTTCGCGCGGGCCTCGATGTTCTCTGCCATCCGTAGGTGGTACTGGCGTTCTTCGTTGGTCATGTCGGTTACTCCATTCCGGTTAGGTATGAGCAATTATAGTTACGTAACGATAAATAGACAATCGTTACGTAACGGAAATCCATTGAATGTTTCAATCGCGCTGGCTCGCACGATAGAAAGCGTTACATAACGAAAATTATGTGACCTCGACCTCGCCGCTCGCGGCGATTAGTCGCCTGCACGCCCTGGACTGATTACTTCGCGGTTCCCGCGACGATACCCGCGCAGCGGCCGATCTTCCCTCAACGAAAAAGCCCCCGACGGCCTCAACGGCTCGCCAGGGGCTTCTCGCGATCTTCGTCCTACTGTCCCGCCACCAGCTCAACCCGCGCCCCGATCTGCCCAAATGGAACCGCTCATGGGCTTCTCTCTGCCGCTCTCCCAGGATCATCAGCACCGCTTACGGTTAGGTCACGACAGTTGCTCGGTTTCAGCAGCGCTTTTCGGCTGGTCGGCGGTGGGGGTGCTGTTACACCCCCACTTCGGTATGGATATCCGTACTGCTTGACCTCAGCGCAAGGCTTCTTGCTCATAGCCGAACAGCACACCTTTCAGGGCAATGCGTGCTTGGTTCCTGATATCCGCTGGAAGCGACTCGAAGCGTTTCAGTATCGGCGCCATGTCGTCCGATACCGCTCGCTCGTCGTCCCTCAGCAACAGTTCGTCGGTGCTGACTGCCAGCACCCTTGCGAGTCTTACGATTGTTTCGGCCGTTGGCTCTGAACGACCCGCCTCGTAGGCGGTGTAGCTGGATTTGCTCACGTTTGCGGCTTCCCATACTTCTCGCTGGGTGAGCTTCTTCGCGACCCTGAATCGCTTCAGGTTCTCTCCGATGGTCATGGCGCGTTCCTGCTGGTCTTCGTTCATGACCTCATCCTAGGTACTGTTGTTCCGTACAGTTCCGGTAAGCCGGTACAAAAGGGGTTGCATCCCGGATATTTCAAGTCTTATGATCCCGTCCACGATGTATCGGTAAACCGATATTGACAGGGAATTCTATGTTCATCGACTGGCTCAGCGTCACGCAGGAACACCATCACGACCTTCCCGTCGTGTGCGACGTTTTCCGTCAGACCATCGATGCCCATACCGGCGAGCTTCTCGCCACTAGTCAGCCTCGCTTCCAGCACGAAGCCTCGTTCTGCACGTCGATCACCATCAGCGTCCAGGGGCGTCGTGTCACGGTCGAAGGCAATCCCAGTCGGGTAGGGCGCATCGACAACCTGTTCGGCCACTCGACCGTCGAGCAGTGCATAACCGTCTACAACCGCATGCTCGCGCTTTACGGGCTGCCGCCGTTTACTCGTTGTTCTGCTCTCCAGCTTCGTGATGGCTGTTCCGGCGCGAAGGTCGGTGATTGGCTCGCTGATGGCGCGGTCATCACGATGATTCACCTCACTAGCAACGTCGGAGTTGGCCAGGGCAACCAGCTCGATTACTTGCGTGCGGTGTCGGGCATCCGCCTTGGCCGTTGTGCCGGTTTCCTCTATCCCAACGGCCGAACCGTCACGTGGACGACTCAGGCGGGCGGGAAGGGCGCTCGCCTCCAGTACCGCAAGGCCTACGACAAGGCCCACGACATCGCCGACAAGCTCATACCTGCTATGCGTCGCCAGTTCGGTGACGACTCTCCAGAGCTGGCATACGCCACCCAGCTCCTGGACTACTGCCAACGCGAAGGCGTGATCCGCTTCGAGCAGGAGCTCAAGTCTGAGTACCTCGCTCGAGAGAACCTCCGTTATTGGGGCCTGTTTGACGAAAGCCGTTTCCAGCGCATTCACGGCGAATTTCTGGCCCTCGACTCACGACTCAAGGTGACCGCTATGGACCTCGCATCCGTATCTGAGCAGCTGCTGCTTGAACAGGTCGTCGATACCGTTCGCGCTGCCAACACCACGGCCATGTATGCAATTCAGTGGGCTCATGGTCAGCAGTTGGATTTCAGCAAAAGCCAAGTCAAGACTCACGCCGCCCGGCTCAACCGCATCGGCATCGACATCCGGTCGCCGTTCGATGTCTCGCGCAATTCCCTGGTGTTCGTCCGCGAGGCCCGCGAGGTCACGCCGGTGAAGAACCTCCAGCCGCCTGCTTGGTATCAGCGCCCGAATCATTTGAGGGCCGTCGCATGATCGCCGCGACCTGCTCTCTGTTCGCCACGCTGGCCGGTGGCGCTATCGCCCTCTACGCCGTTCGTTTGAGGTTCCGCCCATGACTCGCACTGTCAGCTTTCAAGGCACCCAGCTCTCGCAGCGGCAACGCCAGCAGCTCGCGTTCCAGCAGCAGACCCGCGCCGCGTTTCTCAACAGCCACCTGAACGACCAGGTGAACGAAACACTCGCCGCCCTCGAAAAGCGGAAAGAGGAGGGCGCCAAGCCCGTTAAGCCCCGCCAATGGTTCCTTGAGTACCAGGCCTCGGGCACCCCTTGTTTTGCCGATGTGTTCGGCTTCTAACCGGAGATACACCACATGCCGTTCGTATACCTGGGCGTCACCCGCGACGCCGGAACTTCCAAGAAAACCGGCAACGCCTACGACATCTCTGTAGTGCATTTCGCCGTCGACGCCAGCCAAAGCCAGCGCCCTGACCGTAAACAAGCGTTCGGCCTGGAACCTCAAAACCTGCCGATCGCCCCCGAGGCCATCAGCCTTTTCCAGCGCATCGAACCCCTCTCGTCGGTCAATTTCGACTTCGAGCCTGACCCGCGCAACATGCAGCGGAACCGCATTTGCGGTGTTCGTCCAGTTCAGCAGCCCAAGGCAGTCGGAGCCAGCTAATAATGTCTCTCACCTGTGACGAATGCGGCGAAGATTTTGACGAAGAAGAGCTGGATATCGCCGCAGTAGATAACGCAGAGATCGGCACGCTCTGTTCTTGGTGTAACTCGGAAGAAGATTAACGGAGTAATACCAGTGGAATGCACGACACTTACCACTGAATGCGTAACCACCGTGTATACCGCTGGGTTTTTCCTAACGCTCTCTGGTTGGGCGTTGGGGTTCACCATCGGCGTTGCTATCAGCGCCATCCGCAAATTGTAAGGAGCAACAAAATGACCGATATCTTCGCAGCTGTTGATTTTACTTCTGTCGCTACTTGGGTTGGTACTGCCGGGGTTGCCATTATCGGCATCGCCATGGCGTTTAAAGGCATCGACCTGGGTAAGCGTGGCGTGAAGAAGGCCTAACGGCCCTCTTCGGGGGAGGGGCTTCGGCCCCTTCGTTCATTATGGAAGCGCAAATAGCACTTACCGCGGCGGACTTGGCGATGCTCGCCTATTCGCTCGTATTCATTGGCGGAGTATTCGGCGCATGGGCATTCATTACTGGAGTAAATCAGCGGTTCTAACCCTTCTGGTCGTACTCTCAATCGGCCACGCTCATGCGGCAACACGCAAAGCCGTAAATCACGGCCAGACGCCCGGTTCAATTGTTTCAGGTAACGGTTCGTCCTTTTCGACGCCTAACGGTGAGGCCGCGTTCTTTGGGCAGGATTATGTTGACTATCACACTGCAGGAAATCGCTTCAAGGCGGGTGATAAAGTGCCCTCGTCATCCTCTGGCAGAATATCTGTAAAAGTTACACCTGTAGCTGTTGCCAACCGTGCAAAGGTGGCCGCAAAGGCCATTTCCGCGATGAGAGGCGGCGTACCGGGAATCGCAGCGACGGCGGCTATACAGTGGGCCATAAATCAGATACCGGGGGCCGATATTGACCCCGTAACGCAGCAACCAACCATCACCAGTACCAACATAACGTTCACGTACTGGGGCGGAAAAAATAGTACGCGATGGGGAAGCGCGGGCGATGCCTGCAAAACATATAACAACCCGTACAAGCTCGCGCCCTACGGCTCAGACGCACAACACTGCACCAATAGTTTTGGCAGCAATGGCTGGACGCTCTACCCGGTCACGACGACCTGTAAGTATGGGCATACCGATTATCACTGTAATTCCGCGCCTATTGCCTCTCCGTTTGGCGACGGCGATTGGATAAACCTTGAGGACGTAGCGCGCCAAGTGGCGAACGCCGACTGGACTCGCGAACTCATGAAAAAATCCTGCGAGGGGTCGATTGCTCCCCAGCGCTGTCTTGACGGATTGGCCGACCTATCCCCTATGAACGGGCCTGCCAGCCAGAAAGGACCGGCAGAAACAACTACGACAACCACAACCAATCCTGACGGCACAACCTCTACAACTAAACAAACTACTCAAACTGAATATCATTACAACTACGGCGACAATTACTATGACTACTCGTCCACAACTACAACAACAACCACGAAGGACGGTCAAACAACCATCGAAACAACTACCGACGCACAGGAGCCGGGCGAGGAGCCCAGCAAGACGGAAGACGACACGCCGGAAGATGATTGGGATATAACGTTTGAGGACTCGGAGTTTCCGGCCGTCACCCCATTCTATGAACAGAAGTACCCAGAAGGACTTGCCGGAGTATGGAACCAAGTTAGCGTCGATATAGATAACTCGGCCTTTATTGGCTTTCTCAAGTCGTTCGTGCCTACCTTTTCTGGTACCTGCCCGACTTTCGGGCTGTCATTCAATATAGCTTCATGGGCTAACTACGGGTCCGTCTCGTTCTGGAATATGTGTTGGATATTCGACTTTATTAAAATCATTTTCCTTGTGACGGCGGTATTTACAGCGCGCGCGCTAACTTTTGGAGGCTAATCCATGGAAGCCATTGGAAGGTTCTTTACTGCGATACTCGCCAAGTTTTTCAACGGCGCACAGTGGCTGCTTTCGGTCTTCAAGCAAATATTTATTGACCTCTGGCATATCGTCACGGATTCCATCTGCTGGCTGTTCGAGGGTCTAATGTCCATTGCTGTCGGAGCTCTTAACGCCATTGACGTGCCCTTTGATCCGCAGACTTATTACAGCCTCATACCGCCAGAAACAGTGCAGATGATGGGCGCAATAGGAGTAACTCAGGCGATCACAATCGTAGTTGCGGCGCTCGTTATCCGATTCACTCTTCAAACTATTCCATTCGTTCGCTGGGGGTCGTAATGATCAATCTGATCCTTGGCCAGCCTGGTGGCGGCAAATCGTATGAGGCGGTTGCGTTCCACGTTATTCCAGCTCTGGTCGATGGTCGCCGCGTTATTACCAATCTGCCGCTGCAGGTTGACGTTATCGAGGCCTATTTCCCGGGATCGTCTAGGTTGATTCAGCTTCGTCACCCGCAACTTGAGGAAGGCGTGCTCGTTCGTCCGTTTTCGCGCGTCGAGCACTACGGCGACCCGTGGCGCCATCCAGAGTCTGGCGTCGGTCCGCTCTATGTTATCGATGAATGCCACCTGGCTATGCCCAGGACGGTCGTAGATCGTTCGCAGGTTGCAGCTCAACGTCTGGTAGAGGAGTGGTACTCGATGCACCGTCACGAATTGGCGGACGTGCTTCTAATTACCCAGTCATACGGCAAGGTCAACAAAGCGGTGATTGATCTCGTCCAGGTCGTCTATCGATGCAAAAAAGCCACTGCGTTCGGCTCGTCGAAACGGTATATCCGTAAGGTGCAGGACGGTGTTAGAGGGGAGGTCGTCAATACCGCCATCCGTGAATACGAGGCCAAGTTCTTCAAGTTCTATCGGTCTCACACGAAGTCCAGCAAGGCCGCTGAGGAACTGACCGCTGGCGATATCGTCCCGCTGTGGAAGCGTTGGCCGTTCAAGGGTGCTGCGATCTGCGCGGTTATCGTGGTCGGTCTGGTCATCTACCAGTTGACCAGGGACAAGCCAACGTCCCATTCGGCGCCCAGGGTGACGCCTCCGTCTGTTTCAGCCGCTCCTGCGCGTTCGACGCCTGACTCATCGCCAGAGGATGTCGCTACACCTCGTGGGCCGTCGCAGCAGCTTCACCCATACCAGGGGTACGATCTGTTTTTGGCGGCGCTCATGCATGGCGAGCGTTCCGGTGTGCCGTATCTGAACGGCTATATCACTGTCACTCAAAACGGCCAGCCTATCCGGCAGGTGTCGTTCCGCGAGCTTACGGACGCCGGCTATCAGATCAGTTACCAGTCGGATACGGTCATTGCTTTGCGATACAAAGACCTCGATCTAGGGTTCGTCGTGTCCGCTCTGCCGACTGTATCGCTCGCCAGCAAGACGCCTGACAAGTCCGCAGGCGGATAA